TTGAAGCGGCGCATCTTCGCGTTGGTTCGATCAATGACGACAAGCGCGACACCGGGGGCGGCGAACGCAGTTCCGACAAATGGGCGTTGCCGCTCTGTGGCAAGCATCATCGCGAGCAGCACTCGATGGACGAAAGGGTTTTCTGGTCGCGCTATGGCCGCGATCCCTTTGCGCTGGCGATGCACTACCGGTTGAAGCCGTGAAACAATGAAGGCGCTCATCCTATTCTGGATTTCCCTCGTGCTTGTCTTTGGCTTGAATGACATTCGAGTATCGATTGATCGCGTCTCTGTTTCTTGCGGGGCGGGACGATGAAACGCTTTTCGATTTGGGTCCGCGAGTATGGCAGCGATCACGATGTTGAGCTTTGCCAAGTCGAAAGCAATCCGCAACCGACCGTGCAAGCGCTCTACCAAAAAATCCTGAAAATCGGCGGCGGCAAAAAGGTTTCAAAATATACGTTCGTGCGCGTGGTGGATAATCATGCCCAGCGATGATCAAAAAATTACATTCGCTAGCGGCAGCAAAAAATTTGATTTGCAGTTGGCACAAGCGCTGATCGATGAGCGGCGGCTAGCTGACATCTTTGAATTTTGCAAGATCGAGAAAATCGAACTGAAAAGCGAAAGTTGGCTTTGGGAGCGCAGCGGCAACATCTGCATTGAGTATGAATGCAACGGCGAGCCGTCCGGCATTGCTGCGACCGAAGCGGATTATTGGGTTCACGAATTGAAGCGCGATAACGCAACGCTGGTTTACCTGATGTTTCCAACGAAACGGCTGAAAGAGTTGGCGCGCGCCGCGATCCGCCACGGGCGCGGCCGGATCGGCGGTGATGGCAAGCGAATGAAGGTCGCGCTGATCCCGCTATCGGACATCCTGAGAGATTGCGGCAACGATGTTCATTAGCAGGGGGAAGCGTGGCCAATTTTGCGATGCCATGGGTGGACGCGGATTTTCGCCGCAAGACCACGCGCCTGACCAAATTGCAGCGCAACGCCTATCGGGATTTGCTGCAAGCCTGCTTCGACGGCAATGGGATTTTGCAGGACAACAACAGGCGGATGGCCCAGATTTGTGACATCGATCTTAGAACATGGCGCAAACATCGCCCGGTGCTGCTGGCGTTCTTTTACCAAACGGCGGACGGCTGGCGGCATAAGCGGGTTGACCACGATCTGGCACGGATCGCCAAGATTAGGGAACAGCGATCCCTCGCCGGACAGAAGGGCGCGCTGCAAACCGCGATGCGCTGGTATCGCAAACATTAATTGAAAAGGAAAACATCAATGTATACATTGGTGCAGCATCAATGTTGCACGGTTGTTGCAAAATAAAAAATCATCCCGTTGATTTTATTCGACAACTAAAAAATTTTGCCGTGGCAAATGCCGCAGCAAATGCCCTGACTATATAGAATAGATATACTCTTACTTCTTTCTTTGTATGCTGCGCGCGCGCGAGGGGCTTCCCAAAGGAGGTTCATCATGCCGCACCCGCAGGCCGGTCCAACACCGGAACGCTTGCGACGCTCACAGGGATTTTTCGAGATCGGCGGCGACCGCAGGACCGGACACCGCTTTAGGATGGCCGACACGCCATTGGCGCGGGCGCTGATGCGCCAAAAACTTTCTGGCGATGAATATAGCGGCCTCAAGCAATACGCGCTGCACTGGTTCGCTGGCGGCCTACAGGGCCACCTCAACAGTATCGACCTCAACCGCATTCTGGCTTTCGATCCCGGCAGCATGACCGGGCTGGCCAAATCGGAAGCGCAAGCCGACCATCGTCAAGCTTATTATGATGCGCGCGAACATCTTGGCTATCGCCCGGCCTTCGTCGCCGATTGCGTGGCATGCTGGGAACTCAACTTGGAACGGGTTGGCCACATGATGGGGTTTCGATCCAACTACCGGGCGAGGGAAGCGGCGTTATACATCCTGCGCGATGCAGGGTATCGGCTCGGCAGGTTTTGGAGCGAGCGGTCGCCATAAATTTTGGCATTGACAAAAGGGCGTTTTGGCATCCTGATCCGGTATCCTCTGACGCGCGCGCCAATGAACCGGTTTTACTGCGGTAAGCCCCCCTTGCGTCGCAGTGGCAAGGCGTTGACGGCGAACATGGGGACGGTTTGGACCTCCCATAGCGTACCAAATCGAAGGCCGGTTGATCCTCGCGGACGCAACCGGCCTTTTTTATTTAGCGGATTGCCAGCGAAAGCAATGGCAGCATCAGCACCAAAATTCCGTAAAAAATGATGGCGTAAAAAAATTCAAACCGAGACCTGAATATAGGGGCGCGTTGGGTACGGCGAGCGCGGGCATCACGAATTGCTCGGCGGGCATCACCAATAGCCAGCAACGCAAATCGAGCGACGTGGAAGATGATATAGACGACAAAGACTATTCTAGCGGCATCCCAAAGATTTTGTAAATCAGCAATCATGGCCGGGCCTCCTTCAATCGTTCCACCAAACGCAACACGGTGACGGACTGCCACGCCTTGCCGCGCAGCGGCTTGACGCCTTGCGCATTCAGGAACGCGGCGATGCGCCGCGACGATAGATTGATGACCGGCGCGACGACCTCGCGCAAGCTTTCGGCGAAGGCGTCGGCCTCGGTGCGATTGGTGGCCGCTTGCTTGGCGTTGCCCAAGGTCACGCCGCGCGCCTTGGCCGCGCGCAACGCGTCTTTGGTCCGCTGCGAAATCATCCGCCGCTCTTTTTCGGCGAGCGCGGCATAGATGTGCAGCATGAACGGGTCGCAATCCGCGCCAAGCTCGGCAACGATGAATGGCACGCGCTGCGCCATCAATCCGGCGATGAAAGCGACATCGCGCGAAAGCCGGTCCAGCTTGGCGACGATGACCGGACATTTAAGTTTTTTGGCTTGGGCTAGTGCTGCGGCAAGTTGCGGACGCGTGGCAAGTGCATCCGATCCCTTGCCGGTTTCGATTTCGATAAACTCACCCGCAATCGCCATGCCTTCCGTTTCCGCAAACCGCGTGATCGCCGCGCGCTGCGCTTCCAAACCTAGACCTGAGCGGCCTTGGCGTTGTGTCGAGACCCGATAGTAGACAATCATCGCACAAACCCCAAATCTTGCGGTGTGATCCCGCGCGCGATCATCAGGTTAAGCAGCAATTCCACCGCATAGGGGATGGTGCCGCCCGCAACATAGCGGCGCGAGGTGCGATCGCCGATCTTGAGAAACCGCGCCGCGCCAACTTGGGTTAGGCCGAGTTCATTAATCGCGGCTTGGTATTGCGTGGCAGTCATGCGCCGCGCCGTCTTTTTAGTAGTCGCCATTAAAACCCCTCTCTATCGGTCTAGCAACGGTCAGCATTAGGCCATTTTGACCGCTAGGGCAATATGGCCGGACAAGAAAAAAGCCCGCCGGAAGGGCGGGCTTTGTGTGGCAGGGCCGGGCCGGTTAGTGGCTGGCAATCGCCGCGATCTTGTGCCGGTTATAGGTCCGGTTGCGGTAAATCTGCGTTGTGGATTGCTTGCCGGTGCCACGGCAGGAAAAGCAGGTGCCGGACTTTGAGGCTTTGCCGTTCACAATCGCGCCCCATGAATAGGAACCGGTGCCGCGACACTTGCCGCAGGTTCCGGGTTTGGCGTTTTCGTGGGCTAGATCATACATTTTCAGTTCCCCTTGCTCGGTTTCGATGGCTGGTGATAGCCAATAAATTTGGATGCTGTCAATATGGCCTAGACCAAAATGGCAAAATATTTTCAAATAAAAAACCCGGCCTAAGCCGGGCTTTTCGTGGCGATGGGTGCGGCGGTTAGCGGAATTCAAACACCCGACAAGGGATGTCAAAATAAACGCCGTTATTGGCGCGGTGCTCGTTATGGTGGAAAAACCATGCCGAACCCGGTAGCGTTTCGCCGGTATCGTGCAGCCGCGCGCGTGGTATGGCGGGATCAAGCCCGCCGCTGTAGTCCATATAACCCTTGCCGAAATAAAAACTGCCAAAGCCATAGTTAGGCGAGTTGGTTTGAAGGTCATCGCCCCAATTATGGGTAAAGCGGCGCATGCTGGTATCTGGCATGCGGCACCAATCGCCGACCCGCGCGCCTTCCACACGATCCCAAATAGCTTGGCGGATCGCCAAAATTTCGCGGTCGCGTTCATCAAGCTCCGATGTATTTGTCATAATTTCCCCTTGCTGGCGCGTGATTGCGCTGGCTCGGGCATAGGCCATTTTGGCCGTTAGGTCAACCAAGGAATTTGGACAAAAGAAAAACCCGCCTAATGGCGGGTTTCCTTTTGTGCTTCGCTCATGATCTTGAGCATTTCTTTTAGGAGGCTGATTAGCTTTTCGAGATCCGCAATCCGTTTTCTGATTTGCGCTTGCGTCCTCATGCCGCCTCGCGGATCGGTTCGGCAAGCACGGCGCTGCGCAGGAAATCAGCGGCTTTCTGTGCGGCGCTGGCGGCGGTGAAGAACGCCTTGGCGTCATCCTTGAGCAGCGCAATCCAGTTGCCGACATATTCGGCATGCTGCAACGCGCCGTCGATGTTGAATTCGGCGCACAAAAAGGCCGATGTCAACTCCGCCACCAATTCTTCCGCCGCATAGGCGCGGTCGCCAAACCGTTTGCCGAATTGCCGGTCAAGGCGCGTGCCGTGGCCGGTCCAGTGTCCCAACTCATGAAACGCGGTTGAATAGTACAGCGCGGCCGATTTGAACGAGGCAAATTCGGGCATCGCCACGAAATCGTCAAAGCCACCACGGTAGAAAGCGCGGTCACCGCCGGTTTCGGAATAGTTCGCGCCCGTCGCGGCGATGAATTCGTCGATGGTCGCATCGCGGTCGTCGGTATGATTGAGCTTGATTTCCGGCGTTTCGAACGCGGAGGCGGGCAGGCCGTCGCACTGATCCACATTGAACACGGTAAAAAATTTCATCGTGCTAAAGGCGCGGCCTTCCTGATCTGTCGCGCCTTCCTTTGGCTTGGAAACGAGTTGCAAGACCTTGCAAATCTGGAAACCGTGTTCGCCTTTGCGGACATGCCCGCCAAGGTCCATTGCCTGCTTATAGGTGACATAATGCGGCGTCTTGAAGCGGCCGACATTGCCCCACAGCAGCACGGCGTTAACGCCTTGATAGGCCTTGCCGCTGATGACGTTGAGCGGGACGTTGCGGCCAGCGGTCGCGGACCATGGCTTGACCCATGGCGCAACGCCGGCTTCAAGCGATTGCAGGATGCGGGCGGTGACTTCGGCGTGCAGATTAACGGTTGCCATTTGGTTTTCCCCTTGCTGGCGTTTCAACAATTCTTGAGTTAGGCCAAAGCGGCCTATGGGTCAAGATGGCCTAAGCAGGGATCGCCAAAACATTTGGTCACAAAATGTTACAGCCGCAAATCAGGTGAAATCGGCTGCACTGAAATCGCCAACGCCAAAATATTTGGTGACAGGGCTTGACACGATAGCAGGCTCGCCAGCGCGTCCAAATTTCCGCCATACCTGACATCGGTTTTGCAAAAATAACGCACCGGTGACGCTGTAATCGAGCCGAACTATTCGCCAACAATGTCCAAACTTTTTGGAATAATATTTCAAATCAGGCCAAAATGGCGCTAGGCCAAATCGGCAGCAAGGTCAAGCGCCAGCGCCAAAATAATTGGTGACAACTGCAAAAAGAGTTTCGGAAATGATCTTGACACGATAGCAGGCTCGCCCGTGCGTCCAAATTATTTGGGTACTATGGGTCAAAACCAAAAAAATAACGCATCGGTGGCGTTCCTATTGCGTGGTATTTGAATGTAGGTTTTACGGCGTTTTCCCAAGAAGAAACCCGGCCCAAAGGGCCGGGTTTCGTTTTCAAGGTTTGCGCCAGATCGGTCTGGCCTTGCGCAGTGTCGCTAATTCACGTTGCAGGCTTTTCCGCTCGCGGTGCGCGTTGGCGTGTGACTTGCTGCCAAGGCGCACCATAGCCCGAATGCGGCGCAACTCGTGCAAGCCCCAACTGCGCCAACAACGGTATTGGCGCAATTCGTGTCCAATCGGATCGGGCATTCAGATCAGACACGCGACGATAAGCGTGCCGCAAGCGGCAATGATGACGAAGAAAACAAAATCGGTCATAGCTCCATTTCCGTTTGAGTGTGCGCGTCGCCAAACAATCCGAGATCACATGGCGCTTGCGCGGTTTTGGGTTTGAGTGGCTGATCAGCCTTGCGCTGCAAGGCGAGGTCTTGCCGGGCTTCACAGCCCGGCAAGCCGGTTTGGCTAAAACGGGATGGTTGCGAGCGCATAGCGCGTTGCTTCCCGTTGTTCTTCCTTGGCGAGATCGAACGCCACGGGCGCGAACGCGAAATCGGATTTTGCATTGACGCAAGCCGATTTGAATTGCGCGCTAGCGCGGTAAACCGCTTGCTGCCAAGCGGTCATGTGCTGATAGCCGCGCGCCTTGTCATAGGCGGATGACGTGGCATAGACCTTATGCGTTCCGCCGCATCCCGCGCGCTGGTAGCGGTCGCGCGCGACATGCTGCAATTCGTGCATGGCGTTAGCGTCAAACATAGATCAAGTTTCCGTCGATGAATTGGAAGCGCTCCGTGACCGTGATAATCCAAAGCTTGCCGGTCTGGCGAATGCGCGGGCGCTCGCCCTCGCAAACGTCGCCAGCGGCGAACATATTGAAGAGCGCGTTTTCAGCGCGCTCCGCGCTGGTGTACCAAGCGATTTCATTTTCCTGTTCGATGTAGGCCATTGCAATTTCCCCTTGCTCGGAGCGGCATGATTGCCCTCCTAATGCCTTAGGCCCGGTACGCTTGCGCGGCCGGGCATAAGAGCAATTTGCGTTAGGTCAGACTGAAAACGGATTTGGCAGCGCGATGGCGCGGAGTGTCTGGGCAATCTGCGCATTGACGGTTTCCAACTGCTTGGAAATGTCGCGGAGCGTCGCGCCGCGAAGTGTCCGGCCGGAATGACCGGGAATGCTGCCAGCGATGGCCAGCCAACCCTTGCCATCGCGGCGAATACGCCAAGTGCCGGTTGCGTGCCCGACATATTCGCCTTTGCGGAACGCGCTCTTTTCGATGTTCTGATACATTCGGATTTCCCCTTGCTGGCGCGGGATTGCGCCTTGGCTGGTGTTCCAAATTATTTGGCGTAGGTCAAGATGGCCTAGTGCCGATTTGTGAAATTATTTTTGGACAAGAAAAAACCCGCTTCGCAGCGGGTTTGATCTAGAGGCGATTTAGATCGGGATCAGAGGAAAGCAATTCGGCTGTCATCAGGGAAAGTGTGCGATCCGTCGGGTTCGGTGGTTCGGATCAGGCCAATCGACTTTCCCGGTGCAACGTCGTTTGCCTCAAGATATCGAAAGCCCTTGTAGGCGTTGGCTTTCATCAGCAAATCGCCAACGAAATATTGCACCGCTGCACGCTGCGCTGCCATTTCATCGGCGCTGCCACGGAACAAGGCGTTAGCGCTGGCTTTGATGGTTTCGATCTTGATCGTTTTCATTTTGGTTCCCCTTGCGAGCGACGCGACATCGCGGCGCTTCTAATGCCTTATGCCCGGTAAGCGTTTCCGCTGCCGGGCATGAAAGCGATGTTGATGGGGCCTAGCCTTTGTTCGCCTGATGGATTGCATCAGCGAGCAAGTCATAATCTTCGCGCTCGAACATGCAGCGCGCCATTGGATGCGCGCGGTCATAGGCCCTAAGCTTTTGAGCGTTCTTGAGTGTCGGAGCGGTGCGGTAGGCGTGCATCAGCTTGTTCATTTTGGTTCCCCTTGCGAAGCGGAGCGCTTCTAATGCCTCAAGCCGGGTAAAGCTTGCGCTTGCCCGGCTTGAAAGCGATGTAGCTGCGGGTTAGTCCGGATATTTCACTTCGGACCAATCATCAGCGCGAATTCGGTCGCCATAGTAGGCATCCAGTTCGATGGCTTCGGGATATTGCGCGGTGAACCAATCGCGGTTGGTGGCGTTGGCGATGCCTGCGCATTTGAGGACCATGCCGCTATAGAAGGCTATCGGCAGGTAGAAGTAGCGGTTTGCGGTGTTCATTTCGAATTCCCCTTGCGTTGCGGTGCGGATTTGCGCCGTTCAAAATCCCATAGGCCAATTTGGCCTAGTCTGTCAAGAGGGCACGAATGAAGAAAAATCGAGTGGTCGAATTCACGCGGAACTTGCGCAATGGCGACGTTGTGCAGGCCAGCGAACGGGACAGGGAACTAGACCGGAAGGCGCTGCGCCGCGCGGTCAAGCACAAGGCCAAGGTGACGCTGATCCGCCGCGTTGCCAAGCCCGCCCACGCGTCGCCACGGCGTGCAGGCTGATCAGGCCATGACCGGACAAACCGCGCCAGTGCGCCGCTATGGTTCGCCGCGACCGTTTCGAGCGAAGCCAAGGCCAGCGGACTACGTGACAGGAAGGCCGACGCTGTACGAGCCAGAATATTGCCAGACCGTGGTCGAGTTCATGGGCGAGGGATATAGCCTGACCGCATTTGCGGGAGAAATCAGGGTTTCGAAAGACGCGGTTTATGAGTGGATTGATCGCTGGCCAGAGTTTCGCCATGCGGTAAAAATAGCGCGTGCGGCGCGATTGCGCGCGCTGGAACGCAAGCTTTTGACAACCAAAATTGGTGTTGGCGTCACTGCTGCAATCTTCGCGTTAAAGAACGCTGATCCCGATGAATGGAAAGACCTCTATCAGAACGAAACCAACATCAACGTGAACATTCAACAGCTTAGCGATGACCAGTTGATGGCCATTGCTGCGGCAGGCAAGCCAGCGCTGACGATAGAGCACGATCCAACGCCAGAAGCGCAACACACTGACGAACGTTAGCATGTTGCAGAATGCAAGTTATGCCTGATATCATTGGGTTTCTTGCGCTATGGGCAGGGGGCGAGGCGCGCGGCCAGCGACCCACGGGAGGGGGAAAATTTCGCGGGCCAAGCATGCTTATCTCGACACCACCCCCCACCAATCCGCCCAACATAAAAAGCCGTCCCGTCATTCTCGATGACCACCCACCGTTAGTCTAACGGTTAGTCTAACCCCCACCGCAAAGCCAATCCCCCTTTCGCGGGATTACCACCCACGGAACCCGTCATGCGCAAATTTTTCGCAACGCTCGCGTTGATGTTTTCGTCGAAGGCGCAGCCGCAGCGGGTCTGGATTTCCGAGTTCTCTACCGCCCGCGCGGAGGCGGCGGCTCCGTTCGCGCAACTGCCGAGTTTTCTCAATCAGCCGACGCTTGATCTGACCGGCGGGGCCCAACGCTCGGCGGTTTTCAATGCCGCAACCAGCTACATCCGCATCGTCGGCGAGGTGCAGTGTGCGATCACCACCAAGGCAGGCGACGCCACCGCCTCGGACATTTTGTTGCCGGCGCTGCGCCCGGAATATTTCGGCGTCGGCGGCGGCAGCAGCATCAGCATCATCGCCGTGCCATGAATAATTCCGCCCAAAATCCTTGGCTGTTAGTCTAACATCTGTTAGTCTAACAAGCACCGGTTAGTCTAACTGTTAGTCTAACCGTTAGACTAACGGGGCTCACATGCACAGCAAGGATGTCCTCGCCGCCGAGTTGCGCAAGGCCGGGTTGCCCGAGATGGCCGACCGCGCCGCCTCCGGCTGGTACCATGATTTCTTGTCGCCGCTGGATACCCCGACGCTGGCGCTGCTCGCCGATCTGGCGACCGCCGGGACCACGCCAGCGAAGGCGCTGCGCCAGCGCGTGATCGATGGCGAATTCGACGCCACCCAGCAAGAGAGTGATGAATGGGCCGACAGTCCGGAAGGACGGGAAACCTTCAAGCGGCTATTGCGATGACCGACGAACCGTTCAAGGCCTTGGAGCCAATCGCTTCAACCCCGGTTTCCCCGGCCACCGGGATCGCCGCGCTGGCGCTGAATTTGGCGCTCAAATATCACGACATCAACACCGTGCAGGACGGTGTGCTCTACCAGCAATACAAACTGGAGGGCAAAAATCTCCCGCCACTTCACCTCGATCATGTGTTCGAAACCGCCATCCGGATGGAAACATTTTTGCTCGGCGCGTCGGAGCGGATCGCGACCATCGTGGTCGAAGCCATCACCTCGGATGATCCTGAATGATGGAGCTTCCGAAATGCAGGACATGCGGCGAGCGGCACCCGATGGGACCGTGCCCGCAAACGAGTTCTCGCGGCGGCGTGGAAAGCAGACACGCAGACGAGAAGCCGCGCTATAGAGCCGACCGCCCCGGTGGCGCTTCCCAAGTGTCGGACAAAACTGATGATGGAGCGCGCGATCCTGCATCGGTAGCCGGGATAGCGTCCGGCCCGCGAGAAACCAACAGACCCGGTGATGCTGACGCGGCATCGGGAAAGTCGGGCGGCGACGCCAGCAGCAAGCCCCCGTCGCCGGTTCGATTTGACCGCACCACCTATCAGCGCGAGTTGATGCGCAAGCGCAGGCAGAAATAATGCTGATGATCGGGCTGGCTTGTCGCGTTTACGTGTGGGTGAGGCATCGCCATTATCGATTGATTACGATGCTGTTTCTACAACATCGAAATGCGCGACTAATGGCGAGGTTTGCGGCATGACAAAACTCAGTGACGACGCCATGCTCGACCTCGGCAAGCTGACGGCCCAGCGCTGTAGCAAGGCGTTCGGCGATGTCGCCCAACTGATCGACGACGAGCATCAGGTCTACGCGCTGGCGGTGGCGTGCGCGGCGGAATTCAGCATGATGGCGGCTTCGATTTTGCAGGACGGTATGCACGATCAGAACGGCGTCAAGCCATCAAAGGCGTACACGCTTCATTATGTGCTCCGACAAATCGCCGATGTCTGGGGAGAGAAATCAAACGATGCGAACCCCGATCATCGACGCGATCCGCAAGGAATTGAAACGGCAGGGCAAGCAAAATCCGAAGCTGACGGTGATCAACGCCGATAAGCCCGACAACATCCACGTCATCGGCGAGGTCGATTTGCATGAACTGGCGAAGGTGATTGAGGAGCGATGATCTGCAAGATCGTCTCGTTCGTCGTACCGATTGGGCCGCCGTATTATGCCAACGGCGGCGCGAGGGCTGTGAGCCGGTGCGAAACCCACAACATGCAAATGCCGGACATGACCACCACGGCTGAGGCGCTGTGCCCAATCGGAAAGATTGAAGACGCCACCACCAAAGCACTCGCCGCCATCAACGCCGCGACCGACGACGCAATAGCTTCAATTCTTGAACCGCGATGATCGAGGCTTTCCAACCGTTTTCGGCGACATAGGCCCGGACCCGCGCATCACTCCAACCGACCATATAGCGCAGGATCGGCGCGGCCCGCCGCACCGTGCCATCGGTTTCGAACCCGGCGACAAAATGCGGCGCGACCACGCGCACCAAGGTCAATGCGTCTTGCATGGCAATTTGACCGAACGCGGATCGTCACGCCGCCCGGCGGTGGTGATGGCGGCGTTGGCGCCGCAGCTTTCGCAATTGACCAGTAGCACGCCGCAGCATTCCGCCGGATAGGGCAATTCGGCCCGGCAAAACGGCTTGCCCTTGCTCAAATCCACATCGATGCCATCGGGGAAGCGCGGATCGGGCGCGACGCGGGCGGGTCTATCGTAGCTCAAAAACGCAACGCTAATCATTCTCATCCACCAAGGTTATTGGATGCCGCACTTTACGCCGGATCAAGCCGCACAGGAAGTGTTGCGGCGACGGCGGCTGCGCGCTTCCTTGAGTTTTTGGGCGCAGGAAAACGGCTTTCAACCGGCCCGGCACCATCGCTTGCTGATCGCGAAACTGGAAGCGGTGGCGCGCGGAGAAATCGACCGGCTGGCGATCTTCATGCCGCCGGGCTCGGCGAAATCCACCTACGCCTCGGTGCTGTTCGCGTCGTGGCTGTTCGCCAACGATCCGAAGGCGATGATCTTGGCGGCGTCGCACACCACGGAGTTGGCCGAACGCTGGGGCCGCCGGGTCCGCAATCTGGTGGCGGACAATTCAGCGGCGCTCAACATCCATCTGACCACGGATAATCAGGCCGCCGGACGCTGGGGCTTGCAGGAAGGCGGCGAATATCTCGCGGCCGGTGCGCTGACCGGCATCGCCGGTTTTCGCGGATTGTTCGGCTTGATCGATGATCCCATTCGGTCGCGGCAGGACGCCGATAGCGCGTTGATCCGCGATCGGTTGTGGGACTGGTATCTGTACGATTTCCGCCCGCGCTTGATCCCGCGCGCCCGCCAAGTCCTGATCCAAACCCGGTGGCACGAAGATGATCTCGCCGGGCGCTGCCTCAACCATTCGCATTGGGACGTGCTGTCACTGTCGGCCGAAGCCAAGGCGGATGACCCGCTTGGCCGTGAGGTCGGGGAATTCCTGTGGGAAGACGACGATTATGGCTATGGCGCGCAACTTATGGGCGTCAAGGAAAGCACCCCGGCAAGGTTGTGGAGCGCTTTATATCAGCAAGAGCCGACCCCGGACGAAGGCGACTATTTCAAGGATGAATGGCTGCATCCGGTCGAAGCGCTTCCGGCGTTGAACACGCTACGCTGTTACGGCGGCTCCGACTACGCGGTGACCAAGGACGGCGGCGACTACACCGTGCATGCGGTGGTCGGCATCGATCCCGATGAGCGGATGTATCTACTCGACGTGTGGCGGCGACAAAACACGTCCGATGTCTGGATCGATGCGTTCTGCCATCTGGTCAAGAAATATAAGCCGATGGCGTGGGCGGAAGAACAGGGCCAGATCCGCGCCGGCATCGGGCCGTTTCTGGATCGGCGGCAACGCGAGTTGCGGGCGTGGGTGACCCGCGAAATGTTTCCGACCCGTGGCGACAAGGCGGTGCGCGCCCGCTCCATTCAGGGCCGCATGAGCCTGAGCGGGCTGTACGTGCCGGCGCACGCGCCATGGTTGCCGGATTTTCGTTCCGAACTGCTGACATTCCCGGCCGGGGTTCACGATGACCAGGTGGACGCCATCGGGCTGATCGGTCAATTGCTCGATCACATGGTGAAGGGGAAAGTGCCAAAACCCAAAGCGCCAAAACTCCCGAAACGCGACTACAAGGCGATTGACCGCGCCGACACGGTTGATGCGATGGTGCTGTAAATGGCGCGGGCGCTGCGATTGGTCGATGACGATTACAATCGAAAGCGCGAACCGGATGACGATGGCGACGATGACGCCAATTTGCGCGACCGCCGCAAGGAATTCGAGGACTATGCATCCGTCAAGGCCCGCGAGATTGACGAAGCCCGCCTGAGTTGGCGCTATTACCACGCCGACCAATGGACCCCGGATCAACTCAAAACTTTGAAGAAACGCGGCCAGCCCGCCATCACCTTTGATCGCACCGGCCGCAAGATCGACAGTCTGGTCGGCACCGTGCGCAAGCTGCGCACCGATTGCAAATGCTACCCCAACACCCCGAAAGGCGAAGCCGGCGCGGAAGTCGCGACCCAAGTGGTGCGGACCATTTGTGACGCCTCGCTGTTTGAGGATCTGGAAACCGAATGCTGCCGCGACGGCTCGGTGCAGGGCATCGCGGTCGATGAATTGATGCTGATTTCAGGCGATCAGGGCGATCCGGATTTGCGCTTCGAGTACCGCGACCCCAAGACATGGTTTTACGATCCGCGCAGTTTGAAATTCGATTTTACCGACACAAGGTTTCACGGGATTTACAAGTGGGCCGATATCGACGAACTCGACACGCTGGTTGACGGCGCGTCCGACATGGTGCGCGGCAGTCTCGACACCGATAACGGCTATTGGACCGCGTTCGATACCGACCGCGAACTGTTGTGGACCGACAACCGCAATCGGGTTCGCTTGGTCGATCACTGGCATCTGGAAGGCACGATCTGGAAATGGTGTCTGCACGCCGGAATGGTGTCGCTGATGCAGGGTGATAGCCCGTTCTATAACGAGCGCAATCTATCGATTTCCAAGTTTTTTGCGTTCGCCAACCAGATCGATATCGACGGCGATCATTACGGCTTTATCCGGCGCTTGCGCGGCCCGCAGGACGCGATGAACCAGCATCGGAGTAAGTCCATCCACATCATGAACACCCGTCAGTTGAAAATCAAGGACGGCGCGGTCGATGATGTTGAGGTGGCGCGGCGCGAAGCGTCACGGCCGGATGGGACACTGGTCTACCATGGCGACGACAAGGATTTGCAGATCATCCAGCCCGAACAGGAATTTCTGCAACAGACCCAGTACTACCAAGACGCCAAGGCCGAGATTGATAATTTCGGCCCCAACCAGCAATTGATGATGATGGGGCAGAACACGAGCGGCCGCGCCTATAATATGTCGCAGCAAGCCGGTCTCGCCGAACTCGGGCCGTTTTTGAAGAATTTCCGGATGTGGAAACTGGCGCAGTACCGCGCGGCGTGGTGCGCGGCGCAGCGCTATTGGACCGCGCAACGCTTCCTGCGCATCACCAGCGATGAGGGTGTGGCGCAATTCATGCAGATCAACGGCGTCGAACTCGATCCATTCGGCCAGCCGCAACTGGTCAACGCGCTTGGACAGATCGATGTCGATATTCATATCGACGAAGGCCCCGACACCGAAACCGTGATGGGCGACGTGTTCGATACCCTGATGGCGCTGGCGCAAAACAATGTCCCGGTGCCGCCGCAAGCCATCATCGAAGCGAGCTATCTGCCGGCGCAGGAGAAAAAGAAACTCAACGCCATGATCAGCCAGCCCGATCCGATGAAGGTGCAGGCCACCCAACTGATGATGCAGGACAAGCAAGCCGACATTCAGAAGAAGGCCGCCGAAGTCGGCAAGACCCAATCGCAAACCATGCTCAACGTCGCCAAGGCGCGCAACGAAGGCGCGCCGGATGCGCCGCCCGCGCCGCAAAGCCCGCTCGATATCGCCGAACGCGTCGCCAACATCCGCGAGACCGAAGCCACTGCGCTGCATAAGACCGCGAGCGCAAGGAAGCTCGATCATCAGGCGTTGATGGCTCCGATTGAACTGATGGCCGAACACGCCCAGCGCGCGGCGGATCGCCGCCATGACGACAAGCACAAGACCGCTGACCGCGAAGCCAAGAAAAAGGAAGTGCTGCGGAGTTTTCGGCCACCGCTCTAAGGAGATGTCATGACCTTCAAGGTTGGCAACACGCTGTTTATTGCAGAGCAAGCACCCGCGACATGCGAAGCGTGCGGCAAGCTCGATGAACTGCGCCCCTATGGCAAGAACGGCGCCAACGTCTGCTTTGACTGCGCCATGCAAGACCCGGCCACGGCCGCTCGAATGTTCGACAAGCGGCTGCGCGGCGACAGTTAACAGTTCGTCCTCGACAGAACAACGGTTCGTCGGCGATCAACGAGATGATCGCAACGGCGCTATCACCGGTTTTGATAGCCACGCCGCCGCGCGCGATAGCGCGGCCACGCAGGCGGGAGCGATATCCCCGATAGGTGAACCATGGCAGACCTTGACGAAACCGTGCCCTTGGGCGCGGATGATGATGCATTGTTTCAACAGGGGGTGACGACGCCGCCGAAAGACGACGAAATCACACCCGCCGATCAAGCCCCACCGCCAGCCACGCCGCAACCCGCACCCGAACCCGCCGTCCCGGCGGGGCGATTACGCGAGGAAGCCGAAGCGCGGCGCGCGGCGGAACGTGATCGCGATGAGTTTCGGCGGCAGTTGGATGCGCTGTTACTGCGCCAACCGCCCGCGTCGAAACCGGAAGCTCCCAAGCGCAGCGATTTGTTTGAAGCGCCTTCGGCCTTTGTGCAGGAGGAAATCAAGCCGCTGCTCGATCCGCTTGAAAAGCGGAACGCCGCTAGAGACGAGCACTATTCCCTGAAAGATGCCGTGCGTGAGCACGGCAAGGAAAAGGTGTTCGCGGCCCGCAATGCGCTGCAAAGCGCCATGGGTGCCCGCGATAGCGAAGCTTGGGGTGTCTACAATCGCGCGATGGCATCGATTGATCCTTACGAGGAAATCATGCGCTGGCACATCGGCAAAGAGGTGATGACGACGGTGGGCTCCGATCTCGGAGCCTATCGTCAGAAAGTCCTCGATGAAGCGCTCAAAGACCCTGAGTTTCATAAAAAGGTTTTTGAGGCGGCGCGCGGCACAGCCGCGAGCAATGGCAACAACGTTAATCGTCCCATGGTCCCGAAACTTCCATCCATCGGAAAAGTCGGAGCCGCTGCGATCCCCGACGGGGAAGACAATCAAAGCGATGAAGAACTTTTCCACGCGGCCACTCGGCGTCGCTAAAAATTGAGGCGACGCCTACCCGTCAGGGGAAAAGGCGATGCTGACCAGTAACCACCCTAGCAATGAACTCATTAAATTCCGCCGCAACGTCATCTCGGACTTCCTGCGGCGCTCGCGGTTCGATCCGTTCATGGGCGACACCGCGACCTCAATCATCATCCGCATGGCTGATCTTGCGGCCGATGGCAAAGAAATCCGCGTGCCCTTAGTCAACCAGTTGTCCGGTGATGGTGTCGGTGCTGGCACGTTGCGCGGCTCAGAAGAACAGCTTGACAGCTATGGCATGCCGGTATGGGCCGATTGGGGCCGCAATGCCGTGGCCAACAACCGCGCCGTCAACAAGGAAAGCTCGTTTAACGTCCGCTCTACCGCGCGCGATCTGTTGCGCGGCTGGGGACGCCGCATCATTCGGGACGATCTTGTTGACACGCTGTTGTCGGTCCCGACCGCTTCGATGCAAGCCAACCGTTTCCAAATCCCCGGTAACCGCGTCAACGGCATCAGGTGGTCGCTGGCAACGGCGGCGCAGCGCAATAGCTGGAACACCGGCAATTATGATCGCGTGGTGTACGGCTCGAAGATGTCGAACTATGCAAGTGTGGTGGCAACCGCACTCACCAACATCGTGGTCGCCACCGACAAGATGTCCACCGTGGTCGGCAATCTCTGTAAGGATCAAGCCAAACAGACCGGCGTTGATCCTTCCAACCCCGGCATCTACAACGGACGGCCCAAGATCACGCCGTGGGAAATCCCCGAACTGGACGAAGAGGTCTATGTTTGCTTCACCGGTTCACGCGGTTTCCGTGATCTGCAAGCCGACCCGCCGATGTATCAGGCCAACCGTGATGCACAGGCCCGCGAAAATGGTTCGGCCAAGAACAACCCGATCTTCACGGGTGGCGCGCTGAAATACAACGGCGTGCTCTACAAGGAAATCCCGGAAATCACCCAGCGGCTTCTGTTGAAGGGGCAGGGTGGCGCAGCCGTCGATGTCGAACCGGTGTTTTTGTGCGGTCAGGCCGCGATGGCTTACGCAATGGGACAGTTGCCGCGTCCAACCCAATTGGAAGATGGCGATTATGATTTCGTCACCGGCCTTGGCATTGAGACGCAATACGGCGTTGCCAAGATCGCCAAGGCTCCGCTGCTGGTGGCCGGTGCCACCGTGGGCGATCTGGTCGATTGGGGCATGGTGACGGGCTTCGTTGCCGCGCCGCCGAACGCGTGATCGGGCCAAGGAAATTTGGGCTTCGTTCCTGTGTCTACAAGTTTCCTCCCGTGGACTAAGCGGCGCGGAATTCTCCGCGCCGTTCTTTTTTTCTCAAATCTTGGAGGTCATGATCATGGCTCCACGACAAGCCTATCGACAGCCGCAAACCGGTGGACAGGGTTTTGCGCGCACCAAAAAAGTATTCGGCGGCCCGACGCTGACGCTGGTTGCCGCTGACGTTGTGCTGAACGCACAGGTGGCCGTCCTGCGCGTCCCCAGAGGCTTTGTATTGCAAAGCATGAGCGGCACGGTCGGCGATCTCGATACCGGCGCGACGCTGATGCTGGCGCTCGGCGATCTGGGAAATAACGCGCGCTTCTTCGCGGCGAATGCGGTGGGGCAGGCGGGCGGCGCGCTGCCGGCGCTGGCGGCGAGCGGGTTGCTCTATGAGTTTCCCGACGACACCGACATTCTGTTGACCGCGACGGTGGCATCGGTGGCGCTCGGCCCGACCCCAACCTACTTTATGCTGATGGAAGGCTATATGCGGTAAATCATTGAACCGGCGGGGATTTTCCCGCCGGTTTTCATGTGAAACCAAGTCCTTTGGAGAAACCCGATGTCTGACAAGGTACAGGTGAAGTACACGGCCCCGCCCGATGACAGCAAGGTGTGCGAGATGGGCGGCAAGACCTTCTTTGATGGTCAAACCACCGAACTCGACAGTGAGGAAGACGCCGTGCTGATTGAGACCATCCGTCATAACAAGTATTTTGAAAATTTGTCGGACCCCGGAGGTTCCGGCAGCGCCGGCAAAAGCGAGGACCCGAAAGCCGTCGCCAGCGGCGCGGGCCGCGCCAGTGGCGGCAACTACGGCGAAAAAGACCTTAGCCCGAAAAGCTAAAAAGAAACGGAGATAGGGGCCATCGGCCCCTGTTCTCATGGCGCTGTCCCACACAGCCGAACAGTTGATCAACCGGGCCGCCGCGCTGCTCGGCAAGTATGTGCCGGGCGAGGCGCTGGGCGCGGTCGAACACGACACCATTGATCGCTGCATTGATGACGTATTGACTGAAATCGCCAAGATCGTGGTCATCCCCGACCGCGACGACATCCCTAATTTATATTTCGAGACCGTGGCGCGCATCC